TGATGGACAGTAAGCGTTTTGGCGTTGTTGTTGCTCATAGGCGCATGGGTAAGACAGTCTCTGCGATTAACCACTTAATCAAGGATGCTCTGCTGAACCAAAAGGAAGCCCCCAGATACGCTTATATAGCCCCTACATACGGACAAGCTAAGAGGGTGGCATGGGACTACCTTGTGAAGTATGCAGAGCCTCTGGGTGGCACTAGCAATATCTCAGAACTTAGGGTGGACTTCTGGGGTAGGCGCATCCAGTTGTTTGGCTCAGACAATCCAGAAACACTCCGTGGTCAGTATTTCGATGGGGTAATCCTAGACGAGATTGGTGACCAGAATCCTAAGATATGGACAGACATTGTAAGACCTGCACTAGCTGACAGGAAGGGCTGGTGTCTCTTTATTGGTACGCCAAAGGGACACAACCACTTCAAAGAACTGCGAGACAGAGCAAAAACCGAGGAAGGTTGGGGACTGCTAGAGTTTAAAGCCTCAGAGACAGGGGTAGTAGATGACACAGAACTGAAGGCTGCTAAGAATGAGATGGGTGAAGACAAGTACCGCCAAGAGTTTGAGTGTAGCTTTGACGCTGCTGTAGAAGGCTCTTACTATGGGCAAATCCTCAACGAGTTAGAAGACAAGAAGCATATGCAAGAGATTCCCAGAGAGGAACTAAGCAGAACTTTTACCGCTTGGGACTTGGGTATGGGTGACTCTACGTCTATCTGGGTGGCTCAATTGGTGGGTACTGAGGTGCGCTTGCTTGACTACTACGAGAATCATGGCGTTGGACTAGACCACTATGTGAAGTGGATTAAGGACAATGACTATCTCAAAGCAGAGCATATCCTTCCGCATGACGTTAGAGTTAGGGAACTTGGCACAGGTAAAAGCAGAATGGAAATGCTTGAGGAATCAGGACTAGAGGTCAAGATTGCACCCAGAATGGGACTAGATGACGGCATCCAAGCTGTAAGGCGATTGCTTCCAAGGTGCTGGTTTAACGTACCTAAAGTGCAGATAGGACTGAATTGTTTGAGAAACTATCGCAGAGATTACGATGAAAAGCGTAAGATATTCTATGAAAGACCATTACACGATTGGTCTAGTCATGGCTCTGATTCGTTCCGTTACTTAGCCCTTGGATTGGATGAAGGTCATTCAACTTGGTCTAAGCCTATTAACTCATTACCGAAATGGATTGTCTGATGTATGTGCAAATGCAAGGGGTAAATCTAGCCCCTAAAGTAAAAGAACTTGAAATGCGTCTTGAAATGTTGGAAAATGTGGTAAAAGCATTACAATTGGACAAACCCCGAATGGGTCGCCCTCCAAAGGACAAACATGGCACAGAACGAACTGAAATCAATCCTACAAGCAGAGATTGATGATGCTATTGGATTTATTGAAAGTGAAACTGTTGAACAGCGCAAACTGGCTCTGGAAGCGTATCTCAGACAGCCCTATGGTAATGAGGTTGAGGGTAAGTCTCAAATCGTTACAGGAGAAGTGGCAGAAGCGATAGATGGTGCGCTGCCTTCCCTAGTCCGTATCTTTACAGGCTCAGACAATATCGTAGTCTTTGAGCCACAAGGCCCGAGGGATGAAGCCTCCGCAAAACAGGCGACAGACTACTGCAATTGGGTATTCTCACGAGACAACGAAGGCGTAGCCATTCTGCATGATTGGTTTAAGGATGCACTCTTACAAAAGAACGGCATCCTAAAAGCGTATTGGGAAGACAAAGAAGACATTACCAAAGAGCGTTACTTTGACTTATCTAACGATGAGTTAGCGATGCTGATGAGTGATGAGACTATGGAGATTGTCGAGCAAGATACGACAGAGTTCCCAATATATGACCCAATGGGACAGCCAGTTATAGACCCTATGGGTATGCCTGTGATGGGTTCTACGCATAACGTAGTTGTCCAACAAAAGAAAAAGTCAGGCAAAGTAACAATTGAGAATGTTCCTCCAGAGGAGTTCTTGATTAGCAAGAAGGCTAGAACTATTGCTGATAGCCCATTTGTAGCCCACAGGCAGATGTTGACTCGTAGCACCTTAGTTGCTATGGGCTTTAACAAGAAGCAGATTGAAGGCTTGCAGATGGGTGATGCTTTAGCGTACACACCAGAGCGTGTGGCTCGTTATGCAGCAGGTGAACAACCTTACCAAACACAGACTGATGACCCTTCAATGCAAGAGATTGAAGTCTTTGAGTGCTATGTCAAAACTGATATAGATGGCAAAGGCATTGCTTCATTGGTTCAAGTGTTTTACGCTTCTAATGAAATCCTAGAGGATGAGAAGGGTAAGGAGATGGTTGAGGAAGTGGACTATGTTCCTTTCCACTCAATCTGTCCTATTCCAATTCCCCATAAGTTCTTTGGTAACTCGTTGGCTGACAGAACAGTTGACCTACAGTTAATCAAGACCACTATCACTCGTCAGATGTTGGATAACTTATATCTGACAAACAATGCTCGTGTGGTGGCTGTTGAGGGTCAAGTAAACCTTGATGACTTGCTTACATCTACAGCAGGTGGTGTTATTCGTGCCAAGTCTCCTAATGCTGTCCAACAGTTAGTTGTTCAGAACGTGGCTAATCAGGCTTTTCCAATGCTTCAATACTTGGACACAATCCAATCTAAGCGTACAGGCGTGTCTGATGCCTCACAAGGGTTAGACCCCTCTGTATTACAGAACGTGACTGCTGCTGCGGTTGCTTCTATGCAACAAGCTGGCGCAGGTAAGATTGAACTGATGGCTCGAATCTTTGCTGAGACAGGTGTTAAGTCATTGTTCAAGGGCATACTACATTTGTTATGTAAGTACCAAGACAAGGCTCGTGTAGTGCGTATGCGTGGTGAATTCGTAGAGTTTGACCCTAGAACATGGGCTAACCAATACGATGTTTCTATTAACGTAGGTCTAGGTGCTGGAAACCGACAAGAGCAGATGGCTATGTTGTCGATGGTTCTTGCTAAACAAGAGCAGTTGATTGGGCAGTATGGGCTTGCTAATCCTTACGTTTCACCTGCTCAGTATCGTGGCACATTGGGACGCATGGTAGAGATTGCTGGCTTTAAGGATAGTGCTGAGTTCTACAAAGCGATTACCCCAGAGCAAGACCAAGCGTTGAGTAATCCTCCTCCACAGCAACAGCAGATGCCTCCAGAGGTTCAAGCATTGATGGCTAGGACTCAAGCTGAAATACAGGCTAACCAAGCAAAAGCACAGGCTGATATGCAGATGCAACAACAGCAGATGCAGATTGACATGGAGATGGCGCAACAGAAGGCTGGACTTGAGATGCAATTGTTGCGTGAGAAGGAAGGTGCTAAGTTGCAATTAGAGCGTGAGAAACAACAGGCTTACTTTGCACTGAAGCAACAAGAGTTTGAAGCAGAAGCCCAATTGAAAGCAATGAAGATTGGTGCTGGCATTACATCTAACGTAGAGATTAGAGGTTAATCATGGCAGTTTCTGATGCAATGCGCTACAGGTTGAACACAGGTGGTTCTGCTGAAGACCTTTATGCAACCATCCGTGATTTTCTTGCTTCTAGTCCTGATGCTAATGCAACTCAGGCTGCTATGCGTCAGTATGGAATCTCTGGTGAAGACGTAGCTAACGCAACTGGTGGAACTTCTGGTGGTTTGCTGAGTGGAAACATTCTGTCTGGTGCTAGTTGGAACAGTTTAAATCCTACCCTTGCTGCTGAACTAACAGAGGCTACAGGTCAGGCAACATCTAACTATGCTGTAGGCGGTGCAACAACTTCTGACACTCTTAATCAGCTAAATACTTACCTAGCAGGTGGTGGTCAGTTTGACCCTAACGCTACTGTATTCTTGCAAACAGGTGGAGTTGATTTTCTGCAAGGTGTAGATAAAGGAACTATCAAAGACAACATAAACCAGATTGTTAAAACTTTGGGTGACCAAGGTGTTAATGTTGTCCTTACTGGTTCTCCTTATGCTGCATCTATCAACGATGTGGTTACAAACAACTTTGACCCTAAAGTTGACCCATTGTTTAACGAGATTGCTAAAGAAAACAAGAATGTTGCTTTGGTAGGTACTCAGGGTGAGATTCTGCAAAACAAGAAGTTGTTAGTGGATGCTTTACATACAAACGCAGAAGGCACAGCAATCTATAATCAATCGGTTATTGATGCTATGTCTCAGTTTAAGAATGATGTTCCATCTAGTACACCTCAAGATATTGCGCAAGTACAAACGTCTAACGTAGTTGCGACTACACCTGCACAGATTACACAGATAGCACAGACAGGACAATCTATGGCTACAAATCCAACAGTACAACAGTTAATTGCTTCTGGCGCATTGCAACCAAACCAAGCAACACTAATTGGTGATACTTACTACCAACCTATTTACACTCAAATTGGCTCTGGAGAGGATGCACAGCTAGGCCCACTTGAAAATGTCATTACATACAAAGCTAGTGATAATCAGGCAGGTGGAAGATATAACCAATTCACACCTACAGGTGAATTCCAGCAAACTACAAAACAACAAGAAGTTGCAGGTTCATTTTTAGGTGGTCTAGCTGAAGCGTTTAATGACCCTGTTGTTCAAGCAGCTTTCTTGGGTCTAGGTGGCGGTGGTGCTTTAGGTAACGCTTTAGGTCTTACAGGCTCTACAGCACAAGCAGTTGGTACAGGTCTATTTAAAGGCGGTGCTGCTGCTGCTGGTGGCGCAGATTTAGAAGACGCATTAAAAC